TCCGCACCTGGAGACAGTGCTTCAATCTCAAAGATTAGTCCGCCAATAAACATTACTACTGGTGATGGGGTTGGTTACGGTAATGGTTATTCCTATCGTAGAAGTGTGGTGATTGATAACACCAAGATATCTGGTACCGGTGATCTTACAGACTTCCCCATGCTGATTAAGGGAACTTATGATGGGACTGGTGGGATAGCCGACTTAAGACACACTACCCATAGCGGTAAAGTAACCGATCTCAATGGTTACGACATCATTTTCACTTCGGATAGTGCTGGAAACACTAAATTAGATCATGAGATTATTTCCTATGTTCATGATACCGGAGAAATTGTCATGTGGGTCAGAATCCCCACTCTTGACGGGGATGCCGATACCACTATCTATATGTTGTATGGGAACTCTGGAGTAACTACTTCACAAGAGAATGTTTCAGGACTGTGGACAGATGACTACAAAGCTGTCTGGCACTTAAAAGACTTGAATGATAGTAGTGGTAATTCCAATACCTGGACTAATGGTGGGGCAGACCAAGGTGTTGCAGGAAAAATCAATACAGGATATGACTTTGTGGCTGCCAATGTTGACTACATGGATTGTACGGAAAATGGTTCACTTGATATAACCGGAACATTCTCCATGAGTACCTGGGTTAAGTTTGATAGCGTTGCCTCTTTGCCTAATATTTTTTACAAAGCTCCTATCCAAGGATGGGGAAGTGCTGCCACCAAGACCTGGGATTTTGGTTATATTGCTGGCGGAGCAGTAATTGGTATTGCAAAAGATGCTAGTAACTATTTATCTAAAAGATACACTTTCACTCCCGGTACAACTTGGCATTATCTAGTAGCTACTTGGACTGGTTCTCCTGGTGGGGCAAATCTGGATATGTATGTTGACGGTGTAGTTAGTACGGAATCAGCCGTAGAAGAAGTTGGTTCGGTTACGTCCATGCTGACAAATGATGATACGGCACGTTTTGGAGGCAAAACAAAACCAGGAGGAACCAGTTATTTACTTGACGGAATAATAGAAGAATTTAGGATAAATAATACCTGTCATACTGAAGAATGGATTGCTACTGAATATGCTAACCAGAATGACCCAAGTACCTTTTATTCAATGGGGAATGAGAGTATCGGAATTGGTGATTCAGTCACCATCCAGTTAGTAACTGGTGGCCCATCATATCTTGATATTAGTGTTGCTGATGGTTCTACTTCCAATGATTCAGTCAATAATAAAATTAATCCCTTAATTATCTCCTTAACAGATTCAACTGCTCCCGGTGATTCTGTAAGTCTCTCCCTTACTACTTGGTCAAGAAGTATTGCGGTGACAGACGGTACAGTTCCCGGAGACAGTCTCTTAATCTACCTTAACAAACTCTTCATCTTGGTAAGTGATGGTACAGCACCAGGTGATGCGGTTACACTTAGCAGTAACGAATTATCAGAGAGCATAACCGTCCAAGATGGGACTTATCCTGGAGATAGTGTTGCTTTAACTTTCACCACTTATAGTTTAGGCATCACAGTATCAGACAATACGATAGCTACCGATATTCTGCCCCCCTGGTATGATGATGCGGTAGTGGCCGGAGATACTTCGCAGGTAGATGTAAGTGTCCTATTCCTTAATATCCTAATTTCTGTCTTAGATAGTTCCACCCCCAATGACAGTTTATTACTCAAATTATTACCCTTAGTCATTCAGGTTATTGAGGGGACTGTACCTGGGGATACGGCCACCCTTACTAAAACTGATTGGTCTAGGAACATCTTTATCACAGATGGCAGTTCACCCGGAGACAGTTTAGCCATTTACTTGAATGCTCTCTTTATTCTGATCAGTGATGGTACTGTTCCTGGAGACGTGACTTCCGCTTCTCTTACTACTTGGTCAAGAAATATATCTGCATCTGACGGAACTGCCACTGGTGAAATTGTTGTCTTTAATCTTCAGCCACTTAACATCAAGATTACAGATGGAACTGAACCCGGAGACAGTAAGATTGCCTACTTAGAGGGAGGGGCAGCACCGTTTAACATAAATGTCACAGACGGAACAGCACCCGGTGACTCCCTAGTGTTAAATATTAGACCCTTGAACGTTCAGATTGCTGAATGGACAGAACCGGCTGATGTATTCAGATTATTGCTTAATAAGCTAGTAATCGTTGCACAGGATGGACTTAATTCGGCAGATTCGTCAGAAGTAGCATTGGTGGGAGCTAGAGAACCACTGGCAATCTCAGTTATAGATTCATCCACTCCTGGTGATTCGGCAGAAATCCAATTGCCTTACTTAGCTATTAATGTTGAAGATGGTTCCGAACCGGGAGAGGTGGTGTCAGTTAAGTCCACAAATCTGTATATTTCGGTAACAGATGGGACTATAGCCAGGGATGTGGTTACAGTAACCAAGACGGGAATATCCGCTATCTATATTCGTTGTGTGGATGGGGTAGGTGGGCCACCCAAGATTATCTTTGTTGATGGTTGGCCTTGTCTGCATTTATTTGGTAACTACTATACACATTTATAGTTGATAACATTAATCACTAACGATTATAAATAAAGAAAGGAGGTAAATATGGCTAAAAAGATTACACCAGAACAACAAAGTGCCATTAAAGAGGGTTTAAAAGTCTTTGTTTGGGCTGGTTTATCTGCTTTAATTCCGCTACTTATTGGCTGGATGTCTCAAGACCCGAGATGGGCTTTGATGATCCCAATAGTGAACGCTGTCGCATATGCACTTAAGATAGAAATTCAGAATCGTAGGGCTTAATTAAATTAAGGTATTAGTAATATATGGCCTCCTGTACGTCAAGCAGGGGGCCATTTTGCTGAAAGGAGAAATGTGGCTAAACCAGAAATAGTAATCAATGCTAAAGGGGATACTGCCGAAGTTTCTGGCAGCACTCCTCCAGAATTTTTTGATAAAAAGATCAATCCAAAGTCTTATGATTCTTATCTGGAACAGATGGTTAATGAGCAAAGAATGCGGAGGGAATATGACCCCTCCCAGAATGAAGCCACCATCCAGATACAAACCCATCTTCCTTGGATTGGGTTGTTCATGACCGGAGACTGGCATCTAGGATCGGAGCGGACCGATTACACCGGATGGCAGAGAGACCAGAACACAGTCATGGAGACGGAGGGTCTTTATGAGTGCATTGTGGGGGACGAAAGAGACAACTTTGTTATTCCCAAGTACGCTACCGGCAGAGATGAACACCTAATCAATCCTCAACAGCAGGCAGAGTTTATTGAGTGGCATCTTAAGACTATGGATAATGCCGGGAAGATCATAGCCCGGTGTGGCGGTAATCATGATGGTTGGACTTGGATGATGTCCGGTATTCACCTGGAGAACTTCTGGTATAGGAGCATGAAGTCACCGCTTTTAGAAAACGGGGGATTCGTTCACTTAAGTGCCAATGATGCTAAATATGATGTGTTCCTGCATCATGGGTTGTCCAGGTTTAATTCATCCTTTAATCCTAATCACGCTACCAAGAGGGCGTTTGAGTTTCAGGGGCCGTTTGATATTGGAGCTATGGGTCACGTTCATGTGGCTGAGACGGCTCATGGGTACAGGTGGAGTGACCAGTATCAAAAAGATTACGTTCAAATGCGTACCGGAACCTATAAATTGGATGACCAATGGGCTAGGTCTATGAACATGGGCAGAGGCCAGCCAGCCGGTTCTACTGTCCTGATTAGCACAGAAGAGAAGAGGATGCTGCCTTTTCTAAAACTTAAGGATGCGGTGATGGTTCTGGATGCATTGAATGGTAAGGGAATAGCCCAAGGGATTCTGGGAATGGCTGAGTAGTTAGAGTTATTTACTTTTAAGAACGGTTGTGATTGAATATGCTTAGTTGTGGGGGTTTTATGCAAGATATTGCATAATGTTGATTAATGTCCCAGGCCACTTCAGTCATATTGTCCCCCCATAATAAGACCTTTTGGCCTGGGATATTAGTTAATAGGAGGATGTGTGGCAGAACCAAAACCTTTACCAGACTGTTCCCAATGTGACCACTTGTGTGACCAAACCGATGATGGAGAATGTCTGGGAAATATGACTAAGGAAGAAAGACAACAAATCTACTGGTCAATCTCCCAAGCATACCTAAGCCACGATTTAGAGGGTTATCTTAAAACTTTAAAAGAATGGGGGGTTCTTTTCTATGACAAGCATGGAAATGTCCAGCACGATCCCTAGTCCGGTGATAGAGGAAGAGGAGTGGTGGGATGCCCTGGTAGAGGAATGTTCTGCCATCCTTACCGAGTACCACTTCCTATCGGCTTGGGCCAGGGTAGAGGGATACCACAAGTTGGGTAGCCGGATTCTAGAAGACAATCAGCAGTTTGAGAGAGCTAAGATATATGGCCAACAGGTAGTTAGGAAACTCTCCAATAGTCTCAATATGAGTGAGCGTACCATTCATTACGCTGTCCAGTTTGCCCAGAAGTACCCTGATCTCAACCTATTACCAATGGGAAAGAATGTCACCTGGACTAAGGTGACATCAGAATTGTTGCCGGAGAATCCCCATGAGTTAAAGAAGAAGTTACATCAATGTCCGCAGTGTGGCTTTCAATTCCCCTAGAAGTTCCTCCAGTTCAGCGTTGCTTCTCAGATCAGGTTTATGGCTGTCAAAGACCAATTCATCATAAGCTTCAATTCCATATTTATGGATAAACCATTGGGTATATATTTCTGGGTGGTGCTCATGTCTGAAGTTGCATCCGCTGCACTGTCTAGCTAAGTTCCTCATGTCCCACCGGACAGAGTGTGCTCCCCTGGTTATTAAGTGTCCTGGAGTGGGATTATCTCTGGTTCCGCAAGTCACACACCGATCATATTTCTTGAGCACTATATCCCTACAGATATTGTCAAGTGCCTTGATAAGTTTCTTGTGTTCTGTGCTTTTGCGTTTGTAGTATGGTTTTTTGCTTGGCATCTTCTACTTATTATAAAACAAGTTTGTGAACAATACACTTTCCCTTTGGATTGGCTTGGTTTTCTTGACACTTTCTTGCCACAGATACAGGTAAATATCTTATGGAGATTGTGGTATCTGGCCGTACATAACCTAGAGCAGAACTTACCGGCCCCCCTCTCCACATCAGTAAGTTTAACCGGAAAGATTTTACCGCATTCCAGACATCTACGGTAGTGTCTTCTAGATTCATCAAAACACGCTTTACTACAGAACTTACTAAGGTCTTTCCTACACTTATAGTTTTCATATTGTTTTCCGCATTTATGACATTTAAAAGTCATAATTAATTCTCCTTATTTCTCATACTTCTCTAATAGCTTAATAACGTCTTTAATCTGATAACTTCTTGACCTTTTTAATAAAATCTATATAACTTTGGTAAAA